TCATGCCTTCGTACTATATCAATAGATTGATAAGTCTGTTGGTAATAGTTTCAGAGCGTTGTTAGACTGTTCTCAAGTTCACATGATAAGTGACTTTGATCTTTCCTCATAACAATTTTCTGACAAAAAACAATCCAGTGTCCGTGTCCCTTTTCAGGCTACATCGTTTGGATTTTTTCTATTCCATCTGTGAGCTGTCAGGCTCACCCAGGGGTGGTTTTTTCGTGTGTCCGCATCCTGCAGACCACAGAGTTCCTAGAGATCTAAAGCATCATTTTCAAAGATGTGCTAAAGAAGACTAGAAGAATTTCACCTGTTATTATCTAAGCTAAGAGTGGCCAGACTTAAAGAGTCATTGGTCCACCTGATAGTAATAACAGAGAGAAGCTTGTGAAGTTAGTATCTACTAATTGACCTCCGGTATTTTCCCAGGTCAAAGTTCCTCCCGCTAGGACGTTGAACTGTCCCACGTACATTCTAGCATTTGCTCCCGCTTCCTGAAAAGTGTTTCCTGCAACAGCCATATCAAAGCTGCCGAGGAATGATGATCCCGGAGAAGGTTGAATATTGAAAAAGCTACCATTAAAAGGTAGTTGTCCAAAATTCTCATCCTCTAAGACCATCTGCACTACGCATCCGACCCAAGGTTCGTTAAACGTAATGGAGTTTCCAGGCATGTCAAGTGTCACGTCAAGTGAGCCACTTTCAATTTCAGGTATTAAACCTGTACCAAATGGAGCGTCATTAGTGACCCCATTTATGAAACGGTAGTATTTTGCTAGTGATACTAAACTATTCTGTATGAGTGGAGCTTGAGGTTCATACAAAGTGATGTCATAATCAATCCAGATCTCTCCAAGGTAGGAGAGTTCGGTTGAATTTGCATCAGACCCTATAAAGACGTTACATGCGTCGTACAACTTTAGATCGTTGACTTCTTGCCCTAAAGATCTAACATAATACTTCCTTTGATTCATTAAATAACCTTTCGGTATATCCAATTGGAAGTTTTGCCAGACTGGACCGTCACATGCAAGAGTGTAAGTTAACAACTCTTTCTTTGTGTTTGGTGAAGGATCTGAAGGATCAAAATCTGGACCCATTTGTATCTTACCAGGAATAATACTAGATTGTCCTGTCTTATACTGAATGGATAGCCTATTGATCACATACTTTTCAAAGTTTCTTGCAACACCTGATAACCAGGGGAAACTTGAACTATCTCCAGGATTAATTGCCAGTTTAAAGACTGACCATCCTGACTGAGGTGTTATATCGGTGATATACTCCCTCCTACTCATACGAACTTCATTCTTTGGTGAGTTCTTTACAAGTCTCGAACCAGTATTGGCCTTCTCAATATAAGAGACCTTCCCTGACCCGTTTTTCTTTGTCTTTGGCTTTCTTGCCTTAGATTTAAAAGTTTTTTGATTTCTTTTGTTCAACATTTTGTTGGATTTGAAAACTAATCCCACACGAAATCATCTTTTAACAGAAAATAGAACAAACCCTCATGATCTGAGAGTTTTGAAGCTTCTTGATAATATGTACCAAATGACCCACTTTCTTTGTTTCCTTTCAAAAAGGTGTAGAAGTAGCTTGGTAATATTCTATTTTTTGGTTTTTCTCCTTCAACCCACGATAAATCACCTGTTACAGGTATGAGTCGTTCCGTGGTTGATTGTATGTAAGGGTGCACGTTGCTTTTTATTATTAATCCCTTCTTGGTTCTCACTGGAGTTACTGGAGGTACTACAAGGTCGTCGACCTTTAGTTTTTTATTCCTCTGATCATTATTAACTTCAGCTTGCTTGAGAACTGTATTTACGATCGTTTGAACTTTTCCATAAAAGTTGTTCCTTATTCTCATGATACCTCTTGTACCATATTCTTGCCTAGACATCTTTCCAATAGGGTCATCACGACAAAACATTCGTGACTCCCTTGTTGAAGAGTAAGTAGGGAGAAGGTGATTGATTCCGAATTGATCGGTTATCTCACCTTTTCCTTTTGGTTTTTTAGTGTAAACAAATGTTTGTAATCCATTCCCTTCGGGTTGAATGTTGACGTTTTTTACTCTTTTCTTTTTCGAAAGAAAAGGAAGCCAATCATACTGAAGAGCAACAGGATCTTCTCCATTGTTAATTTTTCTTATGTTCACACTTGCAAGAATAGACTGTTTTACGGTTATTTCTTTTGGTACAGCCTTAACACCAATTCCACCCAATTCTCTCGGAACACAGAGATTTATAAGACCATTTTGGGTTACGTCATTGATTCTCTTTTTGTTAAAGAATATTACACGATTAAGTAATTTTACATCATGTTCAATGGCATAATTGATAGATTGTTCTATAGGTCTATCTTGAGGAATTCTGATCACCGCATGAAAAGGAATCGCTTTTACCTTTTTTACAATATTGGTATTTTTATTGTACATAAAATTTGTAGAGTTAATTTGTGCTACATTAGGACTTTCATGAGTCTTTCCAATTGAAGCGACGAGGTCAAACTCAGTCACTTTTTCAAACCACTTCTCTATGACAGTTCTTGGACAATAGGCGAGGAAATCATCTCCATTAATTAAACATGGAGGCGAAATCTTCTCTACTTCAATGTAGATACTATCTGTTAGAGGACAAGTTCTTTGAGTATGGACTGAAACCGTCTTGTTTTCATTAACGAGGTTCCATAAGGAAAGATTTATTAGGCATAGAACTGGGAATGATTTGATATCTCCCATCATTTGCCCGAAAGTTTGAACACAACTCATCTCATTAGCCTTATTTTTTATAGTTCTACCAGCCCACGAAGTTCTTCGTTTATCAAGGACTGTCAAGCAACTCTTAGGTAGAAAGTGCTTAAAAATAAGATTAATGGATATCCAATATTTCTCGGAGGTTTTTGGACCGAGATCTGCCTCTTTGTCAACTAGACAATATTCATAAATCTGAGCCATGATTTTCCAAACCGATTTGCTTTCCTCGAACGAGAGTTCAGGAAGTTCAAAATCGAGGTTCATATGTTTCAACATGTACTCATCTACAATTGCGGATAACATAGGATTGATGTTATCGGTCGCTGCTTCATAATCTCCAGATAAAAAGATAAGTTCTTCATCTGTGCCAAAGTATTGCTTTGATCTATGGATTAGATCAATTACATCTGGCTCCTCCACCATTCTTCCAAAACAAAGATTTTTCATCTTTTTCATTTCAGAGGAAATAGTGGCCTGGAAAGGTTTTCCAGCAAAAAACTCAAAGGCGTTAGAAGTAGTGATACTTCTGACTTTCAACGGCTCAGTTAAATGAGTCACATTACCTGTGAGTTCTTTGGGCATAAAATTGTAAGCAAAATAAGGAGCAGGGCAAACACCCTGGTATTCTTGATCTCTTACATTTTTATATGAGATTTGTGGACCATGCACGTTAATTGTGGAATATTGACCAAAGACTCCTTCGTCGGAAGAGGATCTGGTAGTTACGCACTGAGCCAAATTTTTAAGATACTTCTCAAAAGAAGATTTTCTAATCTGACCCACGGATTGGGAAATAGAATTTAGATCGTACTGTTTCAAAACAGGGATTTTAGTAAGACGGTTTACATAGGAGGTTTCACTAGCATTAATGAACTCCTCTGGGACTTCTATCGCAGCATATCTGCATAGGGTTAAAGAGGAAGCAAAAGTTATTGCCTTCCTGTCTCCTTTTTTCATACGTCTGAACACTGCCTTATAAAACGCACCACCAAAGGGGAAGAACTTGTTATTGTTCTTCTTCGCACCTTGGGGTTTGTCTGGGAATCTTGCAGAGTTGTATGCAATTGAGCTGGCCACGATATAATAGTATTTAATTAATTTCGTAGTCTTGATCTCATCGTTACATATAATTCGTTCAAAAAAAGATGACAAATCCTTCACCAAAAACATCGAGGATGTATTGGGGTAAAACCTTACAAAGAGCTCTAAAAAGACATGGAGATAAGTGATGGACTGTTCTATTTCATATTCAGTCGCATCAAGCTTCATTTCTGCTCTTAGGATCACACTCAGTTCCTTGAGTGCATCTCTGTGATCTTTCACAGAATGGCGGATCCACCCATCAACAAAGTCTAGAAAACTTTGCGTTGAGTTCACACTGAAAACCGGAATCAAACTTTTTAGGTTTTCGTGTG